TCAGTAGTAAGACCTTCTGTGACCATTTTATCTAAGGCTTCAACCATTGTAGATTTATCATGCTCGTAGCGTTTTGCAAACTCCTCACGAAGTTCTGCAGTTACTTGTGTACGAGTCTCATTCAGTTTTGCTTCCCATTGTTCCGCAATTGCTGAACGAGTTTCTTCGTTAACAAGATCGCTATCAAGTAGTGGTTTAATAGCATCTAGCATCTGGATCTCCTAGATCTTTAAGTCCTGAATTAAACGAGCCATTTCGCTTTTCAGGTAGTTTTGTACTCGAGCGTCGCCACTTGCGTCGCGAGCCATCTCTAGTACTTTGTGTCCGTTACGCATGTTAAGTAGTCCTTCGTAAATCGCTACAGGGTATGCATTCGGTGCACTCGGTTGCGCCACGATATCTACCGTGACAATTTCAAAATCAGCAACTTGACCAGTGGATTCTGTTACGTTTCCACTACCTCTGCTACTAACTCCTAAATTTACTCCACCATCGATCATAGTTTTCACTAATGTACCCATTGGTGTTTCAAGAATCTTTAATTTACCATACCCATTAGGTCCATCCATCCACATACTTTCTATCATATGGCTTACTCGATCTAAGTTAATTTTGAGATCATCTGGATGGTCAACTTCGCCTAAAACGCTATTGCCTTTTTTAATTTGCTCGTTGATGGTAGTTACAGCATTTGTAATTTCCTTGACAGGGTAGACACGCTTGTTTGCGTTCTCTACCCCACCTTGGATACAAATACCTTTCATGTAGAGATCCTTGCCGCCACCTGGCTTTTCCATTGCTTCATAAACAACGTTTGCCTCTTTGGAGGTTAGGTTTTCTCTCAAGTATAACATGATTATGCTTTACTCATTGTTGCGCCTTTTGGATTAGCCGCATCTGTTTGTACTGTAGATTTTGGTGTTGCTCCACCTTTTTCTTCACCGCCTTGTGCTAAGTTCTTTGCAGAACCGCCCATGTCGTTTTTGCCAGCAACTGGACCTGCTGATCCATCACCTTGCTCTGCAGTAACTGGTGCCGGAGCTTTTTCGGTGTATTCACGAACCATTTCCTCAGTCTCTTCTTCTACTGATTCCATTTCTTCTTCGTCACCTTCTTCGTCACCTTCTTCGTCGCCTGCATCCATGTCCATATCCATGTCCATTTCTGCATCGCCGCCTTCTGCATCATCTCCGCCCATTAGTGCGTCGAATTCTGCTTTTAATTCTTCTAGTGCGTTTTCAATATCTACTACACGATCTTCAATCTCTTCATCGTCAGCATCTGCTTCCATAGATAGACCTTGTTCGTCTGCTTCAATATCGTCAATCATATCATCAGATTGATCACCGCCAATTTCAGCTTCGTCAAATCCTGATTCTTCTACTGCTTCTTCAGATTCTTCAACAGCTTCGTCTTCTGACTCTTCTACTGCTTCTGCATCTTCTTCGACTTCTGCAGTCTCTTCTACTTGCTCTTCATCTACGAGGCTCTCGTAAATGTCACGTGATTTTTCAACCACAATCTCATGGAACAAATCTTTTGCACCTTGCTCATCTTCTGCGATGAACAGTTCAATCAATTGTTCAAATTTATTGTTATCTGACATTCGTCACTCCTATTATACTTTTTATCTGTGAATAGGTAATTATTCACAAGGCATTTGTAGTTTTATTTAGTTTTTATTTGGGAAGTGTAATAAAATGCGTACTTTTTGGTTCAAAAAGTCTGCTAATTAAAATTTATGCTATTCTGCCGCTGGTGCAGGAGCAAATTGACGTCTAATATCTTTAAGTGATTCCTGATATTCAGCAGCTTTTAAGTCTGCTAATTTACGTAATTTACTTAATTGTTCAAAAGTTAGACGTGTTTTTCTTGTATCAGTTAAACGTAATGCAGTATTATCCTGATACGGTTTTTCAATATTTTCTACAGATTTTTCTGTACTCATTAGTTCCATTAATAACATAAAACTATTTATACTATTAATCTAAAGAGTAATATTATCTACAAACAGTTTGTAATTATCATTAGGAAACAATTCATCCTTTAGATTAAATTTTAGTTCTTTGCTACGTAAATCTTCTCTCACTGGATTGTTTTGATAGTTATCTTTAAATTCTTGTATATTTAATCGTCTACCTATAGTGTTTTCTTCTTTATTCCACCAACATGCAGGATTGAACGTTTTAAAATTTTGATCATCGTAACTAAGAGGACGAGGTGCTTGTGTTAGCATTGATCCAGACTCATTTTGTATTATTTCGTCTCTAGGCAAATGTTTTACTATTCTAGGAATACTAAAGTAAGTAGACATTGTGATAGGGATCACAGGAATATTATTAAAGTATTTGCCGAACGTGTAATTAAATTCGTATGAAAATTGAAACATTTTATTTAAATTACTAGGATGATATCCATAATTATTATACAAATATTCTTGAATTGCTTGAAGTTTCATATATACACTAGGCAAATATTGTCTTATCAAAGTTGTAACAATAGAACTCATAGAATTATAAGAACCTTTTTTGTTATCTTCCTCAAATAATTTGTCAAATGCGGTGCCTTTAAAATAATTCATTTTAGTAATAATATCTACAATATTTTCACGGCTAATTATTGTTTCAACACTATTGAAAGTTTTGTTTGATTCAACTTCCTTGCTTTCTGGATATATCATCCACCAAATTTGCTTGTTAGCTTGTAGCATTGATTCATAATCAAACGCTAGGTTACAATAGTTTTCTAGAAACTTCCAGATATCTTTTATAATATGATTGTTAACTTTATGAGGTTGCCATATTCCTATATTATAATTTTTTGGAGTAGGATATGAAACAAATGCATGGTGTATTGCTTGATCTAATTGGCCTTGTGTAGGGGAAGATCCTTCAGGATCTGTGCTGGTAAAATTATACATTTATTGATCACCTGTTGTATCACCTTGAGTTATAGGACTAGCTGTGCCTGTTGCGTCAGCTTCTCCGGCGCCACCTTCTTCGCCACCGCCCTCTGTTTCTGTTTGATCATCAACAGGAGTTTCTGGTGTAAATGTGTCTAGATCTGATTGTATACCGCCTGCAGTTACACCAACACTACGCATACTAGGTAGTTCACTATCAACACTGACATCAGCATTTTCTTCACGCCACATTTTTGTGTTTTCCAGCATCTCTTCTTCGCTCATACCCAAGTAGCGTTGCATTAGGAAACGTTTACTCAAATATGGATACTGTTCTAAACTAGTAAATGTACCAATTCTAGCCGCATCCATTTCAGTTTCACGAAAACTACTAAAGTTTTGTGGTTCATTAAAACGTAATTCAAATGTACCGTTGTCTATCTCTACACCACGCCACTTGAGATACATTTTAAATTCTCTGTCAAATGTTCTAGCAACTAGTCTTTGTAGTCTAATACAATATTCATTAAAACGTTTTTCCTGAATCATTGCAGTACCAACACGACCGTCATTGTATGCACCCGGTGATTCTTCAATTCCTGTTGGCAAATAACTGCTTGGTATACGTAATCCACGGAATAACTTGTTAGTAAAATATTTTAAATCGTCAATTTCACCTAAATTAGTACCGCCTGGTAGTGTATCTACTTTAGATCCACGTCCTTCTGCAGTTTGTGGAAAAAAGTAATCTTCATTAGTACTAAGTGGATTGTACGTTGTGTCCATAATGTTAACACCACCACCAGTTTTACTTGGTATACGTCTCTGATGTATTTCATTTTTAACACGTTCAACAAAACTCATAGCCATATGACTAGGCATATTACCTACGTCGATGTAAAATACACGTCTTTCCGGCGCACGTTGTATACGATAGATAATAATCGCATCTTCTAGTAATTCTTTTTGTTTGAATACTTTAAAAACTTGTTCTAGTATACTGTTACCAAAAGGCCAATTAGGGTCTAAACCTTCTGTTAAACTAGTATGAACTATGTGATCTGCTTCAACTGCTTTTTCATTTAATGCACGATCAAAACGTCCTTGTGCAGTGGCACCGCCACTGCCATCATAAATGTTACTGGGTTGTATGTAGCCTCTGTTTTTGTATAAATCGCCCTGTTGTCCAGGATCAGCAAAAGTATTTGCAGTAGCAGTTAGGTTCTCAAAATTTGGGTTAATGTCTTTAATAACATACTGTTCAGGCTTTTTACCTTCACTTTCATTAACAATAATCTTTGTAACTTTTGTCATTTCAGTCCAAAACCATTCAAAGGTTTCTGGATCACGAATGAATACTTGATCACCGTATTTTAATACATTACGGAAAATTTTAAAAAGTCTTTGGTTAAAGTCGTTTAGGTTATTCCAATTCAGCAACTGCTTTTTAATAATCTCAACTTCACTTTCAGTTGGATTTTCATTAAAATGTATATCAAATCCAG